CAGTAGCACCAGAGGTTGCAACTGAAGAGGAAGAGATAGTAACTGCACCACCAGAACCAGTGACTGCTAACGCAACCACTGATGATGATGCACTATCATACTTCCAACGATTAGCAGAGGAGTAATCCTGTACCAAAATCGACTTTTCGTTTCAAAAAACCCCGAAAAAAAATTCGGGGTATTTTTTTGCCTTAAGGTTTTTTATCAGATATTACAAAGGTGCTTTTTACCTAATTCATACAACGACACGGTTATTGATTCAAACTCGGTATTTTGATCTTTTAAACCATCTATGTTTTTGTCACTAGACATGTATTGATTGGGATATAACTGATTTGGTGATATCTCATAATCTAGAAATTCAGATAATTTTGAGAAAGTATCTTTATGGTAAGAAGAATCCCATATTTTTTCCATTTCCAATACTAAAACATTATTTTCACCATAACTTTTTGATAGTTTTTGTATATTTTTTTGATAATGACAATTTTTGCTAATTCTTGAATTTTTGAGACAATATTTGAATAATTCTCTTTGTTGTTTATTGCGAATATATTCATTAAATATGGGATCTTCATCCTTGCCCATAACCCTAATTTTTTCTTGTTTTTGACTAGAGTGATGTTGATTGATTATACCACCTATTTCCATGTAATATCGAAATATTGGATCTGCTATTAAAAATGTAATTTTTACGTCAAAGTGAGATTTTATTGCATTTGCATGAGCAATCATAAAATCTTCTGGTAACCCATTATTATAATTTGAAAAATCACACACTGCATCATAATCAGGAAAACAATCTTTCATGTAATGCATGTGGTGAATGTATTTGTCAAAAGAATGCTCTGGTGTAAGTAATTTTTTATAATAATCCTTATTATATTCTGCAGTTTTATCTGTAAATTTACCTGTACGAAATGAAGTTTTTTCTACTGTATATCTCTTGATCATCCAATCAGTAAAATACTGATTATTCAAATACATCATTTGAAGATAATGAAATTCTTTTTTATAACCTGCATGACAAAACTTTGAATCACGAAGAGTATAGTAAAAAGGAGTAGTGCCACTCCACCCCGTACCAGGATTTAAGAGTAATTTTGTTCTCATAAATTTAATTAGGCATAATTTTTTTATGATACTTTTTAATGGTGATAGTTGGTGTTGGGGTTATGGATTAGAAAATAGAGATGACCGCTATGCTGCCATAATATCAAAAAAACTGAATATTGAATATGTTGACCTATCTATGCATGGATGTAGTAATCGTAGAATTGTCAGAACTACCTTAGAACATGATATCACAAAATACGATTTAGGGGTTATTTGTATGACTTACAAAAATCGAACAGAATTTTATTTGAACGGGAGGTGGGAAAATATAAATCCTGGCAGAGGTAATGGTAGAAAGTATATTGAGTATTATAGAGATTACTATAGCGAAGAGTATGGTGACTCAGATGAACTTATATACAGACAGGCAATAATTGATCATTTTAGGGCAAATAATGTAAAATTGATATTATTGACAGTTCCTAAAAAAACAAAATTCAAGTATGATCTACATCTTGATGAACCTGACATACCTCGTGGCAGAACAAAACATCCTACAAAAGAAGGTCATAGTATTATAGCATCAAGAATTATTTCGGTTCTGCAATCCTAACATTATCACCCTTCTTCAACTTACGATTGATAAACTGTGAACTATCTGTATATGTCATAATTTGCTTCATATCATCAATAATAATATTAATATATTTTTTTCTTAGTACATTAATTGACCTTTTTGCGTCATTTTTGTCAATTTCATGCTTGAGATAAGATACTGACTCTACATCATTTACAGATTGAACAATACCAGTAGTATCGGTATATTTGTAGGTAAAATCAGAGTCAACAGTCAATCCACCTTGAAGCAACAAAACTCCACTTGAATTACGAATTTCCTTTGTCTGATAATGATGAATTTCTCCTAATTGATCTTTTGTGTACTTATTATCAAGATATCTTTGAAATTCATATTGTCCCATTGGCCACTCATTTTGGACATTTATAATATTATTTGATAAAAGCACAACCCAATCAAGTTGTTCATTTTCATATAGTTTTCTAGCGACTGTATCTGGTCTCTCATCGTCAAGAACCAAATATTTGGAAAATGATGTGACACTACCGTAAATATCTTCTCTTATTCTACCCCTTTTGAAAAGATTTACAAGTGTAATGTAGTCGTAACTAGATCTCCTCTTATCTGAGAAAGAGGGAAGTTTAACATTGGGAAATAAATCGAAATAGTTCATTAGAATCCTAAATCATCCTCTGTAAATGCATTTTCACCTCTTACATTGTATCCAAGATCTTCTATGCTTGGATCTTGCTCACCCTCATCTCTTAAGTTGTAATCATTCATGAAGATTGGTGTAAGTTCACTAAAATCAACTTTCATAGTAGATCTGACTGGTTGTGATCTAGCATCTTCATCCTCATATGATTGATACACACCATCAGGAGTAAAATCAATTTGAACTGATGTAAGGGCACATATTTTGAATGTGTTGAGTGATCTGATTCTCCTTTTATTATTTTTATAGCAAATTCTGAATACATTTGGAGATCCGAGGAATAGTGAACCACCATTACCAAAGTCAGTAGTTTTTCTCGCCAACATACCTTGCCTAAACCACCTCTGAATCTGTCTAACCACCTTTGCCTCTTTTGTACTGTTTGGAGCAAAATTGAATACAAACGAAAATGTTCTTAGTTGCGGACCTGCAAATAGTAATTCTAAATTGGGGTTTATCGCAGCACCTGTTTCTCTTGTCAAAAATTGCTGAGTATCTACATTTATACCGATTCTACCAAGGATAGATTTTGCGATAGTTGCATTTAGAATAGACCCTGCGTTTGCAGTGCCATCATTTTTTCCTAATTGATCTGACACGGTATTGAAAGTGCTTATTGCTTGTTCCCCTCCATCAGCAAGTAATTGTAAAAGACGACCACCACCATCGGGATTAGAATTAGGTCCAAATAATCTTCTTGTAGCATTGGTTACTGCTTGAAATGCACCTAATTCTACAGCATTTGCTCTGGCTTCACCCCAACTTACACCTTGACTAACTCCCAATCTATTTGGAATAGGTAAAATACAACTACCCATCGGGTCACCAAAAGTATTTCTACCTCTGCTTATACCCTGTTGAAGAATGGTGCCCATGAGACCTTTTTCATATTCCAATCTATCTGCTCTTTGCTGTTCTTCATCACCAGTAAATTCTTTGTATCTACCGACACTAGGTTGAGGTGGTTGATACACAAATTGTTCAATAAAAATATAATCCTGTGACCCTTTGTCAGGATCTGCATCAATGAGAGGTATTTGTGTTTTACCCTCACCACCTGTAAACATGTCAATAGGATACTTGAGGTGTCTTTTAAATATTTCATCGTAATTACCTAATATATCTTTAGGTTCTATCTTAACACCTTGAGTACTATCTTTGGGGTTTTCATTATCGACGGGTATTGGTGGTAATGGTATATTATGCCCAATAGCAAGTATACTGTCAGAATTCGTAATGTCTGACATACCACTTTCCTCAAATGCCTTATTAGCACCCTCTTCTTTTTTTAACTTTTCTAAAAGTTTGCTATATGCTGTAATTCTTTCAGTGCTATCTTGTATGACATTGAGTTTTTCTTCATTATTCATTGATCTCCAATCAAATATTGGTTGAGGTGCAATAATATCACGGATGAACTTTTCTTCGATCATTTTAGATCTACCAAAATTTCCGTTTGCTACGTCGAGATCAATAGTTTCTTTATATTGTACACCGTCCACCCTATAATATATTATATGAGTCGTCCGTTTACCCTCACCATATATTGATCTTGGAGTATTTTTATCACTCATTACAACATTCTCCTAATCTGTTGATTTGTACGACGAATTTCTATACTTCCCAAATCAGTGACAAACTCTTCAAGACGCATGCTCAACGCTTTATCTAAATCTTCTCCCTTTAGATGTAAAAACATACCCCGAACATAAGATCTTAGGTATTTATTATATCCGTCCAATTTAGTAAAATCATTATCACCCATTATATAATCTAAAACACCTGTTCTATTCATAGGTTTAGTATAGTGTAAATTCACACCATAGAAAGCACTGCCTTGCATTGCTACAATGTAAGTCATGGGATTTTTGTCATAAAAAGGTAATTGTTCAGCATATTTTGCAGAATATTGATATAACATCACCTCTCCCACTAAAGGTTGACCTACCACCTCAGAGGTAGGGAATCGATTTTTATATTCCAAGTTCTTTCTCCGTCAATATTTGAAATTCCCACCTTCTATCCTTACAAAAATCCTCTGCTGCTGCCCATTTTGCTTGATTAGTGGCATAAGTATAGACCTCTGATACGTATTTTTTTGTTCTCCTTTTTTGCATCTTAGGTTCTTTGACTTGTTTTGCAGGTTTTATCTCAACAACCTTTTCTCTTATTTTACCCTTCACATCCTTGTATTTGACGTAAAAATCGGGAAAATATCGATGTACTCGATTGTCAACAGGCGATTTGTATGGTATAATGATTTCTTCAGATGACCACTTCAATATTTTATTATTTGTATCACAGTATTTCATAAATTTCAATTCCCACAGTGACCTGTACACGACTTCTCCTACGTCGCCTTTATATTTTTGGCGGTTTTTGGGTCGATATTTACCTTTATATGACATACATAGTATGTAACATACTATATTTAGATGGCACAGAGGGCAGATGCGTTTAGATCTGGTAGATTTTACCTACCCACGGTAAATCTTACTGATCCAACGACTAAGTTTGGTAATATAACACCTGCACTGAATAATAATTATGATGTATTGATAAACTTTGCAAGTAATGATAAACTTAGAACTTTTATAAACCAACATGGTTTCTTTGATCAAAACGGTGGCACATTCAATCCTGGTGAATACTTAGCACTATTTTGTTCTGAGGCAGTTTTGCCTGGTTCGGATTTGCAAGCAGGTAAGGTTGATGGTCTAAGACAAGGTTTGTCTCAAAACTATGCCACGTTTAGAAGATTCCCAGATGTCATACTTACATTTTATTCCCAGACTGATTACTATACAAATGAAGTATTTAATGCATGGATGGAGTTCATATCACCCACAAGGATTGCTGATGGCACCTTTGGTCAAAGTATAGATGATCGAATCAATCACTCACATAGGGGAGCAGCATACAGAAGGATGCAGTATCCTAGTACTTATAAGTGTAATATAGAGATAACTGCGTTTAGTAAAGATACAAATGATGATTTCAGTAAATTAAATACTACAAGTAGATTCAATTTACAACTACCTAGTGCTATTACATATCATATAATAAATGCTTTTCCCACTAGCATTGTTGCTGCACCATTGGCATATGGAAGAGCAGAATTGATCAAGACAACCATAACATTTAATTACGAACAATACTTCACTCAAAGAGCATCGAGAAAGGGTGCGATTTACGCAGAATCAGATACAACCGAAGAAAACGTAAGAACAGTATAAATAAGGTACTAAATAAAATTACTGAACAATATTATTATGCCTTTACCCAAGGTCGTTGCACCTACATTTGAATTGCAACTTATTACAGGGAAAAAAATAAAATATAGACCATTTCTTGTAAAAGAGGAAAAAATTTTATTGATTGCCCTAGAAGGAGGTAATGATGCAGATATCAGTTCCACACTCAAGAGTGTGCTGAAATCATGTATTGTGACTCGTGGTGTGGATGTTGAAAAATTACCTAGTTTTGAATTAGAATATTTGTTTTTGAACATCAGAGGTAAATCAATTGGAGAGTCAGTTGAACTCCTTGTTACATGTCAGGATGATGGTGAGACTAAGGTGCCACTCAAAATAAGTTTATCGGAAATCAAATTAGATGTTCCTGATGAACATACTGATATGATAAAGGTAAATGATGACATCACTATAAAGATGAGATATCCATCAATGCAACAATTTGTGGATAACAATTTTACAGGTGCACCACTCGAAAATAATGAAGTGATTGATAAAGCGTTTGACACAGTTGTCGATTGCATTGACACTATTTTTACTGTGGATGAGGCATGGGCAGCGTCAGATTGCACTAAGAAAGAGTTGGTAAAATTTATTGAACAACTTAATTCTAAACAATTTTCTATGATAGAGGACTTTTTTGCTTCAATGCCTAAGTTACAATACAAGGGCACTGTGCATAATCCTAAAACAAAGAAAGACTCTGAAGTTGTAATTGAGGGTTTATCCAATTTTTTCGCATAATGCTATATCACACCAGCATTGATGCAATGTTGGAAACTAATTTCTCACTTATGCAACATCATAAGTGGTCACTTGGTGATATAGAAAATATGATGCCATGGGAAAAAGAGGTATATGTGAATTATTTGGTGAAATTTCTTGAGAAACAAAAATTAGAAGCACAACAGAGACAAGCATCTAATGCAAACACCTGGTAGACAAGTTGAACCACAGACCCCTATGATTGCCATCAGTCGTAGGGTGGATATGACTATGGAGAGACTTACACAGGTTGAAGAGGATGTTGTCAATATAGAAAGACCACAAAAAAGAATATTAGGTAGTGTTATATCTCAATTTCAGACGATAAACAATAATATGCAAGAGATGAGAGACCTCATCAACCAAGATATAAAAGATAAGAAAAAATATTATAGAGAAGAGACAAAGATATTACGTAAAGATTCAAGAAATCTTCAAAGTCTCAACATGGGATTTGGTAGAAAGTTAGCAGCAGGTGCATTAGGTTTATATGGTCTATCACAACTAAGTCAGGGTAATTTTGGAGAGGGTGCTGCAGGTATAGGAGGTGCTGCTACATTACTCACACCTGAGATTCTTAGTGTTATATCTACAATAGTTACAACAAAACTCGTAAAAAGTGGTCTCTTAGGCAGAGGTGCTGGTGCAGGCACCATTGGTACCAGAGTTGCAGGTGCCTCAAGACTTAAGAATCCCCTTCTTATTACTGCTGCACTTGCTGCGTCATTCATATTACCTGGTCTTATAAATTCTAATCAAAATGCAGACAGGAGAAGGCAACTTGATGCTACCAGAGTCATACGTGGTAGAGAGATAATAAACAAACCAGATGTAGATAGATTCCGAGGTATATTGGCACGTTTTGATAGTATTTTATCTAATATTTCTTTAGAAAGAAGAAGAAAGGGTAAAGATACTATAGATGAGGAAATTATATTAGACCCTAGTGATAATAAGGATGATCAAGATAATGCTCAAAATAATAATCAGGAGGGGGATAATGATGTCGAATTTGAACCAGGATCTAACACATCAAATAATAATGATATAGAAGGTATCGACTTATCGAATGTCAAGTCTGCAAATGACTTAAGAGAACTTGGTCTTGATCCAAAAGAATATTTTATCAACATGCGAACTGGTGAAGTTGGGAGAATAGATGAATTAGGTCCTATGGGAAAAGTAGGATTATTTTTGAATACATCTATTCGGAAGATGTTAGGGCAAAAAGGGGATGTTGATCTTTCAATGAATCCAGGTAATACCGAGTTTAATTCTAATATTGCAGTAAATTTGGAAAATAAAGATGAATCATCTTCATCTCTTTTAGCAAATTTAAGCGTTGATATGTTAGAAGGTCGTACACAAGATAATATAATAAGGGGTGAAGGAGGAAGTAAAATAATAAATGTATCTTCAGATAATAATCAAACCACACCTGTTCTAGGTGGAAGAACACCTAATCCCGTGTTTGTAAGTGTAGGAACGAAATTTGCTAGTATACCTAAATTTGAGTCTGCCTCTGCTCTTAGAACGTGGGGAGCCTTCGTATGATAGAAAGAAAATTAAGCAAACTCAGTGGCGAAGTCACAAGAGCATCTATATTTCTAACTCGTAACTTAAGTAGTTCTATAACATTAGAGAGATCTCTTGAGAAAAAATCTCTTGATCTCAAAAGAAAAATCGTAGAAGATAGAGGTCGTATACTAAGAAGGATAGCGTCAAGAGATAGAGACTCACAAAGAGGAGGTTTATTAGGCGGTGCACTTGGGTTACTTGGTATTGGTGGTGGGGGTAGTCTACTTAGAAGAGGATTAAGAAGAACACCAAGATCTCCTTCTCAACTACTCAGAATGCAAAGAGGCACATCTAGTTTATCTAGGGTGGGAAGACTGGGTAGATTGGCGAGACCTCTTGCTGCTGTGGGCACTGGATTAGATTTTATAGGAAGAAAAGCAGAGGGTCAAACAAATGTACAGGCAGGGGTAGGTGCAGCAGGTGGTCTTGCAGGTTCAATTGCAGGTGCAAAGACAGGAGCATTGATTGGCACAGCGATTGCAGGACCTTTGGGCACAGCAGTGGGAGGTGTAGGTGGTGCTATTATAGGTAGTCTTGCAGGTGGAAGAATTGCAGATTTATTTACAGGTGCAAATAGGAGAAGAAGGTTTGAGGAACAGAGAACGATTGTTAGGACACAAAAAACTTTATTTTCTGATGCATTAGATGATTTTGATAAAGTTTTAGATAAATTTGAAGATGTATCACCTGCATTAGTCTTACGACGTGATGATGATGAACCAGAAGAAAAAAAGGGTTTACGAAGACCTAAACCTAAACTACCATCTCCAGCAATACCATTTTTCCAAAGACCTGCTGTCAAAACTACAGGTAGAGTGCTTCTTGCAACAGGTCTTTTAGCACTTTTAGCATTCCAACTTAGGAAAGGTAAGATTGATGTAAAAACTTATCAACGAATACTTATGTTGGTAAGAAAAAAACCAGCATCATTTCAAAAATTACCACTTGAAAAACAATTAAGAATACTGCAAAAAGAAGTAAAAGTAATTAATAAAACTAATAGAAAAATAAATCCTGAAGATGGTAGATTTTTTGCAAGAAGAAGTATAAAACAAAAAAATAAAAATATACAAGAGAAACTCAGAAAAGAACAAGACCAAAATCTTAATAAAGAATTCCAGACTACGAGTGAATTTACGTTAGATAAATTTTTAAAAGTTAACAAACTAAAAGATCCATTCAAACTAAGATCACAAGCAACTGATAAATTCAGTACAGATATGAGAGATGTCAATATCTTAAAGGATAGAGGTTCAATATCACAAGCACAGGCAGATATGGCAATCAATCAATTGAAAGCAAATTTGAATACAACTCTCAGAAGGATAGGAGATTATGCAAATGCAATTCAAGATTTTGTAAAGAAAAATCCAAATTTCAATCCAAAGACAGATAGTGGAAAATTAAATAATGTATTAAAAAAATTAGATTTATTTAATAAGAAGAAAAATCTTCCTGAGATAGATCTTGATAAAATTATTATTGAAAATTTAAAACCAAAAATACAAAATGAATTGAAAGAAATTTTGAATAGACCTGCTGATTTTGATTTAGTGCAAAATGATTTACAACCACCAGATAGCACTAATCTTGCTCTAGCACCCATTGGTAATGTTTTTATTATTAATAATCAAGAACCATCAGATCAAATAAATGTCATGGGAGGCAATAATAATATTGCCATGATTGGGAACACTGAAAATAGTTTCACATCTTTGAATAAATACGCTGAGTTCACCTCTGTTGCATTTACGACATGAATAAAAATGTGTTATGGACTAAAGGGCATGTTATCAAGGAATTCAAAGTGTTTCCTGATGATAGAGGTGGAGACTATGTTGACTTAGGTCTACAATTAAGTTACATCAAGTACTATGAAGATGTAATAGATCCGTCGTTACACGTTGAAATCAGTGTGTTAGACGCTTTTGGAATAATTAATAAATTACCTATAAGGAGTGGATCAGCAGTCAGACTAAAATATGCACACCCCAGTCAAAGAGAAGAGGTAACACTTGAATTAGTCATATCAAACATAATAGGTCATACCATAGATCAAAAAAGAGAAATTTATATGCTAACCTGTGAAACAAAGACAGCGTTATCAAATGAGACTACAAGAGTTATAAAAAAATATAAAGGATCTATTTCCAATTCGGTCAAGGATTTAGTAAAATTAATTGGTGCAAAGGTCAACGTCGATGAGACCGCTAATGAGAGTGAGTTTTTTGGAAATTATAGAAGACCATTCAAGTGCATAGCAGATTTGTGTAAAAAATCAATACCGACTACATTCTCAAAAGGTGGTGCAAATTCTGGAACTGCTGGATTTTTATTCTACGAGACTTTAGATGGATATCAATTCAAGAGCATTGATAAGTTATTTGCAGGTGAACCAATTGAAGATGAATATGTAATGACACCTGTCAAGGTGCACGTTGACCCAAAAAATAATTTTTTTGTGGCAAGCGAACCAAATTTCAAGGAGAGTCATGATATTGTAAAAAAATTGAGAGCAGGTTCATATAGCACAGCTAATTGGTATTACGATGTTATTACACGAAAGGTAGAGTTTCACAATTTTAAGTATAATAAAAGTGTAGAGAAAGCAAATGATGAGGATGTAACACCTAAAGATTATAGAGATTTTTATTCTAGAATCATTTTGGGAACTATTGATCAAGGCACTACTACCATACCTCCAGAGGGTAAGGATTTAGCAACACCACAGGATCAAGCACGAACACATGCACAAGCATCAGCTAGATACTCTGCCTTATTCTCACAAATGCTTGATATTACAATTCCTATGAATCTTTCATTGAGGGCAGGGATGATGCTCAAGATCAGATTTCCTAACATAAATACTGATAGGAGTATTCCTAAAAACTCACCTGAGAGTGGCAATTATATGATTGCCAGATTATCTCATGAATTGGGAAACACAGATGGTGACTTTACTGGACTTACTCTCGTTAGAGATTCATTTACCACACACGAGTAACATGAAAACAATCGAAGACCACATACAGCATGACAAAGAACTTCTTGCTGATCCTAAAACCTCAGAACCCATGAGGAGACATACTCTGGATGAGTTACATGAACTTGAGGAGTACGTAGATCACCATCATGACGAAATTGAAGCAGGTGATCATCATGATCCAAACGCTTTAGAATTATTCTGTGACATGCACCCCGACGAACCTGAGTGTCTAATTTACGATGACTAATGCTTGATACAAGACATTCAAATACAGAATTCCTTGGTAAAGACGGTTTTCAATGGTTCATTGCACAGGTTGCACCTGATAAGGTATGGAGAACTGAGAACAATCAAAACTTTGACAATGGATTCAGAGCAAAGATAAGAATTCTTGGATACCATCCTGGCGAAAACGAAAAGGAGGGTGGTATCTCTGATGAAAATTTACCGTGGGCACATTTTCTTGTGTCACCTCAGTTCGGTGCAGGTAATAACAATACAGGCACATCATTCGCCCTACAGGGTGGTGAGATGGTCATTGGATTCTTTCTTGACGGTGAAGAAGCACAACAACCTGTGGTTATAGGTTCATTCTATGCAAACTATAACATAGATGACGTTGTAGACTATAAGAAAGCATTGAAAGATGGTACAACAGGTTTTGGTGCACTGTCATTCGATCATCTAATCAAGAATTCTGATGGTGTATCACTTAGTTTTGATGATAAACAAAAATCATCTGGTGTCATCATAGACAGTAATGGATATATTAGAGACAAGGATAACAAGAAGAAGAAATCTAAACTCAAAATTCTTGACAATGAGCAAGTCAAGGTAAAAGTGCCATCAGGTGCATGTGAGGATGCTAAAGAGAAACAGTCAAACATATCTAAGTCACTACAAAAATTCTTTGATAAGATAAACAAACTAGAAAAATTTTCTGATGGGTACATAGACCCTGCACTAGGTAAAATTATAAACATAGACATTCAGATTGACAAGGCAGCAAAAGAAATATCAGGTGCAATGGCAGGTATTGTACGTGGTGTAAGATACAAGGCATTCCAAGAGATCAATGATAAGATTGATGAGGCAGTTGACTTTCTCAAACCAGATTTTCTAGAGAAACAAATAAAAGCAAAGAAATTGAAAGATGGTTTCTATTGTGCAATGGAGAATGTTCTGAATGGTCTCACGAATTTCGTTAAGAAGTTTCTCAAAGGTCTGTTGGGTAATATACTGAACGTTCCTTTGTGTGCAGCAGAGCAATTCCTAGG